TCTATGTAAGTTTTATTATTTATTTTAAAATGTTTTTTACAATCATTACACAACATCCAATAGTGGATAGTCCCTGCTGCAGTTACTACCTGTTTATTATGTCTTACATTATAGTTAGTACATTCAGGACAGCAGAACTTCTCATCTCCCTCCATTACAGCATAATTAGTAGCAGGAGCTGCATAAGAATTTAGCTTATTGAATACAGCTTCTAGTACAGTGACATCCATTTTGCAATATGCTACCATCTTATCCATTGCCTGCTGATCTTTCTTAAATACTATATCTTTCCACAGGTCTAGTCCTCCTGTATCCATCTTTTGACCTACTCCTAAATACTTAGCAATATAGTCTAATTTGTTTGAGTTAAAATTAAAGTACTTTCTAGCCCATTTAAGAGTATCTATAGTCTTAGGTGAGGGCATAACATCAAGTCCATGTATTATAGCTCTTGTACGCAACCATTTGAGATCAAATCTATCCCCATTATGAGCCACAATTTCATCTGCTTGAGCCATAACTTTAAGAAATGCTTTTATCATTGCCTTATCTGATTGCTTTTTATCCCAAGTTAGGAATTGTACATCACCATCTGACTCCCATTTGTAGCAGATGCAGATAATAGCTCTCTCATGGATGATATCACCTGGATTGATTGTGAGGTTATATCCTGATCTCCAAAATATACCAACATTGAATGATGTCTCAATGTCAAAAAACAGTCTTTTTCTTACCATATATGGTGTAAACTTAGAACAAATATTTCTCTCTTGCAAATTTAAAGAGATATGATAGCAGTAAGCCTATGCCTACTCCTACAAATAATAGACTAAGATTGCCATTAGCTCTAGGTCTTGTAGCCTTAGCCTGTGCTTTCTCAACTATCCTATCTTTGTAGATAGTTTTTACTTTAAGTTTATATTCTATTCTTTTATCCTGTCTAGTCTTAGGCACATAGACTGTGTTATACTTTATAATAGTATCTTTAGTAGTGATGAATTTTTCCCACACTATGCTATCATGAATGATAACAGGGATAGAATCTAAAGTTGTTATCCTGATAGTATCTCCTGTTTCTTCACAGGTATATCCTTTCTTAATAGCTTTATTAAGATGATATTGTGCAGAGCAGCTGCTGAGTAGTAAGATTATAACTAAGTATCTCATCATTCTTTTATTTCAAAGTGCATCCAATCATAATTCTTCTCTCTACCCAAAGATATAAATCCATGCTTATAAAATATATCTATCATTGCCTTATACTCAGGTCTTGCAAATCTAGCAGTCTTAGATGATTCTTTGAGAAGATTTCTTGCAGGATCTAAGTCTATTGCTATTCCCCATGAGTGCATGGATAGTGCTGTGCCTCCCCTCATCTTTCTATAGTTGAAACATCCACCGAATAAATCAATCCCTAACTCCTTAATCTTATCATAGCCATAGGTAGCTAGAAGCTCATTAAATACAGCTGTAAAATTATCAGCTACTAACTTATGACACATCATAGTATTGACAGTGCTGTCTAAGTCCCAAGCTATTCTCATTGGATATGGTAACTTAATCTTTACTAAATATCCTGCACCTGTTACATTAGCTGTACCATATTTAGATGTAAGTTCCCATCTAGTCATTTCAGTTTGTTTAGGTCCTCTTTAATATCCTTAGCTCTAGCAAATAATAACTTCATTGATTGCCATAAGTCTATGCCTTTGACTACTTTATAATTCTCATTGATTGACATCACCTCAATACTAGATAATACTAATGCCACTACTTTAGTAAGCATAAATGGTACACTAAAGAATGTAAGAATGATATCATTTAGTATGAATCTATCTATTAAAAAGAACATAATCACAGTAAGCTCATAGAGTGCTAACTTACTAATGATAGATGAGAGCTTTCTGCTAGTTATTTTCTCCCCTATTTTATTAGCTTTCCAAATACCTGTGATAGTATCAATAGATATTAGTACTCCAATCATTAACAGGATGCCACTTATTGGTAAAAAGAATGCAAAGCATATGGAGATAAGTGTCAAAAGTTCTGATTGTATTGATAGTGTTAATAGTGTTAGTTGTGCTTTCATTCCTCTCCCTCCATTTGTAATGCTAGAATAAAAGTAAGATATCCTATTATACTAGCTCCTGCTAGCTTAAGATATAGAGCAGGCTCAAATACTAATGCTATGCCTGTTAAGTATCCTAAACTGAATACTATTATAGATAAGATGCCTGAGTGCTTCATATAATTAAGATTGAATTGTTATAGCCATTATTACCTGCACCTCCACATAGACCATTACACTCTAGTAATCCATTAGATAAACAGCTACATCCATCAATCATAGGTCTAAGGTCAGTATCTCGGTTAGTTGTACCTGTGAATATTGGATACAAAGCTCTATTTTTAAGTAGGTATCTGATTAATCTTTGCTCAAAGAATGCAGCCTTTTGTGCATAGTGTTCCATACTGAATGCTATAGTACCTCTATCTACTGATGAGCTGTTATCTCCGAATTGAGTTTGCAATCCTTTATTCTTTAGCTGTAGAGATAGACCAAATACAGCATCTTCTGCAGCTCTCCATGCTATAATAGGCTGTATGAATGTAACTAATGTCTCCTCATCAGGATCTAATGTCTGATTATTGTACTTAGTTAGTAAGTCATTATAGAATGTAGTACCTAAGATAGGCATGATTCTCAGTTGAGCTTGAGTAGCTAAGTAAGGAGTAACATTGTTTACATCTACATTTGCTGTGATGGGTGTGTTATTCTTTAGATATGTTTCTGTTATAAAGTATAGCATTATAGTATAGGTGTTTGTGCAATTTGTGATTTGCTTTTATCTCCTCCAGGTACAGGAGGTAGTGATGCTAAGGCTCTAATCTCATTCTCAGTCATAGTCTCAAGTACTTTAGTAGCTACCAATGGTGATAGGCTATTAAGTGCATCATTAGTCTTAGAGGTATCTCCCTCAAGCTCTACAATAGCCTCATTAATTATCTGATAGTTATTGATAGTGAAATCTGCATCTATCTTAGCTATGAATAGTAGCTCATTAAAGATGTCAGATACCATATCTCTTAATGGCATTACTACATTTTTCTCAAATATGATATAAGCCTGCTTAATATCTGAGCCATTACCTAGTGAGCCTGTAGTACGGATTCCCATAAGTATAGGATCAATGGTGTGACTAAAGCAAATCTGCTCAGTGTTTAGCTGTGATGCCTCTTGAAATAGACTATCATTATTATTTGTAGGTAAAGATTCTATCTTAGGTAATTGCTCTGCTGAGTTTGCAAAAAATGCGACACTTTTGCCTGCATTTTCTGCTCCTTTTAGCTTACTCATGGTATTTCTTATCATGTTCTTCTCCTCCTCAGACTGAGGTCTTTTAGGGAACATCATAGCAAAGCTAGGAAAGACTGAATTTTGGATGTTACTTTTAGCAAAATAGCTAAGTTCACCGGATAGGAATGCAAAGTTTAGAGCTGAGGTATAGGAAGGTAATGGATAATAATCTTGACCAATACTCTCTACCTCATATACAAATAACTGCTCATAATCTCTACAGGTAGGAGTATATCTTTTAATCTCCTGTACTCCAATCCTACTAGCCCAATCATCACAAATATAATATCTCTTTCTATCTAAGTTTACTCTAAGTTTCTCAGGGGATAGATTGACTATCTTTGTGAGTTTCATCTTATCATCAAAGCATAGCTTAAAATATACTCTATTATGTAGAATGAGTTGCTGAGTTACTGCAGGAACTATCTTTTTAATGTTTAATTTTCTCTCTAATGTATATAGCTCTAGCTTATCTTCAAGTGTTAGTCTATCTGCTACTATATTAAATCCACCTCCTACAGCTGCATTCACTTTATACCCAACTATTGAGCCATGTAATGGTGATGAGTAGAAGATTTGATTGAGTAGCTCAGGGAATAGGTTATCCTGACCGAATGGAATATATCCATTAGTCTGATGTCTACCATTTACATAAGGTAGAGTTAAGTTAGCACCTCCTACCTTAAGGAATGGAGTAGAGAATGACTGATATCCCTCTACTATTTCATGCTTTACTGTTTTAAAAAAATCTTTTAATGCCATAATTACTCATAAATTGATGATACTATTGGTCCTGATACTACCATCCTGCCCTCTTCAATCACAACCCCTGTAGAGTTAGCAATAGTTGGAGGTGTGGTAGATGACTCATAGATTTTATATGTATACTGTCCTTTGACTAAATTCAAATCTACAGGCTCATCCAATAAAAATTGATTAAATCTTTCAGGATAAGATGAGATATCACCGTTAAAATATGTAATAGGTGCAGACAGCTTGTCCATTTCATTCTGAAAAACAAATAAATAATAAGGATTCGGCAGTGTACTTACCTCAGTGAGTGTAAGTATAATCTGATTGACCTCATCTTTCTTTATGTATATCATATAACTATATTATACTAAGGTCAAAAAATGTTTAAAAAAAAAGCCCTAGTATTACTAGAGCTTTAATTATTAGGGTGTTAAGATTATGCTTGAGTAGGTAATGGGAAATCTCCTGCATGACCTGTAACTAAAGTACTAAGTACTTCATATGCCAAGTGATCAGCTTCAGCTAAAAGTGTTACAGAATACTTAGATCCATCAGCACGAGCTGTACCTGATCCCTCACCTGTAGCAGTTAACTGTACATTCTCAAAGTACCAATACTTGTCATTAGCATCCTGGATAACTACAGCTAAGTAACGCTGTCCTCCACCAAGTATATTAATAGATTCTGACTTAGCTTTGTCTCTACGGTTAAACATTAGAGTAATAGTCTGAGTAACTAATGTAGATCCATTTAATAAATCTTGAGCAGTCTCTTCAGTATAATTACCTGTATTTCTATTGATAGCATAAACTGTTGTAGGTAAAGATACTGTCCATGCAGTAATACCCCAATCTACTATTGTAGTTACATCAAAGTCCTCTTGTAATCCTATCCATACGGTCTTAATTCCTCCTGTATTATTATCACAGGTTTTTGCGATTGATTGTAATGCTTCACAGCTCATTGTATAAGTTTTAAGTAAAGGG